AATGCGCTAGCGGTTATTTCACCACTTGCACTTATATTACCCGAGGCTGTTATATTGGCAATATTTTTAATACTATTGCTATTTAAATTTAAGTCTTGAGTAGCTGTGTGGTTACCTAAATTATCGCCGCCGGCAACTGCCGCAGCAAGTGAGGATGATACATTTGAAAATCCAGGAATTGATAAAGTACCCTCTACATCAACATTACCCGAGGCTGTAATATGGTTAAATAATACATCACTTCCTGTTATAGCAAAAGAAGCAGTATCTGCTGATACTACAAATGAACTAGTTTGAGTAGCTGTTATAAAAGAACTTGTAGCAGAATTTTGTACAAATGAACTAGTTTGAGTAGCTGTTATAAAAGAGCTTGTAGCAGAATTTTGTACAAATGAACTAGTTTGAGTAGCTGTTATTAAATTAGATAAGTCTTGGTCACCTGTATTAGTGCCACTTAAATTTGAACCTACAATAGTACCACTTGCACTTATATTACCTGAGGCTGTTATAGAACCTTTTATATCTAATGATCCTGTGATTTCAACTGTTTCGGCTTCAAAATTACCTCTTATAAGGTGTTTAGAACCTGTGTTAGCAATTATAAGTTGATTTGAACCTGTAAGGTTATAGCCGGCTTGGTAACCTAAAAGAACAAGACCTGAACCTGAAGCAGTATAACCAGCACTATGGCCTAGATATACACTATTTTTACCTATTGATTGGTAACCTGCGCTATTACCTAAAATAACATTATTAATCCCGTCTTGTGTGTATCCTGCAGAATGTCCTATAGCAGTAGTTCCTGCACTGTTAAAAGTACCACCATCATTATATAAAGTAGCTTTTCCAATCCCTATGTCACCATTTGAAAATCTATTAGCATTAAATCCTATACCTATAGAATATGCAGTAGTATGGCTATGCTGGGCGCTGTCTCCTATTGAGATAGATCCAAGTCCCCCTCCTACTCTTCTACCACCTATCTGTACAGCATCTACTTGTTGAGATTCTATTTCACCAATACTAATATTTCGTTGCACATTTGTTTCGTAATGACCTATTGAAACTGATAAATTTTCTGTATCATCATCTATTTTAATAAAACCTCCATTTTCAGTTGATTGGATAAGTACACCATTAAAGCTACTTGCAGTTATATCACCTGAAGCTGTTATACTACCTGTAATATTAAGAGAACCTGTGATTTGTAAATTACTCGTTGTAGATTGAAATGAACCTGTAGATTTGAATAAACCACCTATTCCGTCGTTACTGGTTCCAAATCCAGCCTCTGCTGCTGATCGTGAAACTTCAGTATCGAAGTTTGTAATACTTGAAGTTGCAATTGGAAGTATTTGGTTTGAACTTGATATAAGACCACTTGGTACATTTATTAAAAAATTAAAATCACTCGACCCAAATCCACTTCTTACTGCGGATGCTGAAATAAATGAATCTGAAATAAATGAAGCGCTTAAAGAAGAAGTAACATTATTTACTTCTATATTAATAGTAGTAGAGTCACCTTTAGTAAAGGTAATATGTCCATCCGAGATAGCAGCGTTAGTTATAGAGTCTGCAAACCTTTGAGCAGCAGATTCTATTTCTAGTGAAAATTGGTTACCATCTCCTTTTGTAAAAGTTAATGTTGGACTAGAATAAGATGCCGTAACTAAAAGAGATCCTGTTAATAAATTAAAATTTTGTTCCGAAGAAAGACCTTGGGGGCCTATTTGCCCTCGTGGACCTGGAGTATTAACAGTTACTACACTAGTAGATCCTTGAGTAACACTAACTGAATTACTAGTAGTACTAGTAGTTAAAGTATTACTTTGGGGGGTTATAGTAACAGTGTTTTTTGTATTTGTAATATTAACAGTATTAGCCATATCAGGGTGCCGTAGTTACTTCTTTATCTAATGTAACTGTTCCTTGTAATAATCTTGTAACAATTGGGTATGTACTTCCAGATACGATTTCTAAATCATAAACTGCTTTATTAAAATCTAAAGCAGAAGAAGAATTAGCAGAAATAAAAATTCCTATAGTACCTGAAGTAGGAGGGTTAATACCACTAGAACCACTAAAATTTAATCCTGTTCCATCATCGGCTAAACTGGAAGATAAAGTAATATGGGTAATTGATCCCCCTATTTTATCTTTAATTTGCATTCTACCAGAATAATCAGTCAGGTCGATTTTATTACTTCCTGAGTCTTTATATGCTATTTCTAAGTCAAGGGTTGTACCCTGTTCAATTACAAAATTAAATTTTCCTGCTGCCATAAGAGTATTTTGTTATAAATATTAGTGATATCCGTTTAACAACTCTAAAAGGTCATCTATAGCAGCATGTCTATGAGAGTCTGTTAATACTGTTTTAAACACATAATTTGAATTGGCTAATTTAGCCATATCATGATATGCAGAATGTTGTTTATCTCGCAAATCAATTTGATAAGAATCACCACAGAATATCATTTTACTATCTTTACCTAATCTACCAATACACATAGCTAATTGAGATTTAGTTAAATTTTGATATTCATCTACTATTACTACAGCATTATCAAATGTTCTACCCCTAAAATGAGCTAGTGATACTAGTTCGATTTTTTCTTCTTTTTCTAATTTAGCTAATATATCTGGTTTATTGTAAACTTTTCTCATGTTAGAACGAATAGGTACTAACCATGGTTCCATTTTTTCACGTTCAGAACCAGGTAAATAACCATTATCTTCAGTAGATACTGTTGGTCTTGTTATAATAATTTTATTAAATTGGCGTTTAAAAAATTGATCTAATGCTACTTGTACTGCTAATAGTGTTTTACCACTACCAGCTTTACCTACTATAAAATTAAAAGGATGTTTTAAAATTTCGGTTTTAGCAATTTTTTGTTCTTCCGATAAAGATATTGAGAACCTAATATTACCCTTAGGTGGGGTTTTTTCTATATTTTGTTTAGCCATTGTAAATGGTTTAAAAACGTTTGTTGATTATAAATATAAAAAAAGGGCCACTTTCGCGGCCCTTTTTATAATTAAAAAATATTTTTATTAACCCTTAGATACAGCCAAAATTTCATAATTATTATTTCCATTACTACAAGTAGTAAATAATTGCCCCGCTACTCCGGGATCTGATCCTGAATGTACTGTAGCCGCATTAAAGCTACCACTAATAGCTAATACACTATCAATAATATCTCTAGTAGAAGTTGCAATGTCTTGAGATTGGGGGAATCTTAGATTTAAATCGATTGTTTTTTTGTTTTTGATTGCCATAAGTAAGATTTATTAAGGGTTCAATAATAAATATAAAAAAAGGGCCGCTTACGCGGCCCTTTCTAAGAGAATATTAATCAGCTCGATTAGACTAACTGAAGATCATGGCAGATAACCTTACCGTAGAAGTCAGGTCTTACCATCTTCTTAGCGTAACGAGTCATGATACCCTTTCTCGGTGTGAATGACACCGGGTCATACACGAGAGGAGTCATGATTAACGGGATATAGGGGGCAAATACCGCACCTGTTTCGAGGAACTGGTTACCCTTGTAACCCATTAAGATTACGTTTTCAGTTAAGTATGGGTTCTTGTAAACCGTGTAACGTGAGTTAATAGCACCGATTTTCTGAACACCCATAGCGTACTTGTTAGAATCGCCAGGAGAATCAGCGGCAAATCCAGGAATTGATTCGAGGACCGTGCTAATCTTAGGTGAAACAACCATAAAGTTAGCGCCACCACGAAGAGTCTTCTGGTGAATAGTGTTGCTAACAGATTGGAGTTTAACACCTAAAGTTTGGAACCAAGACATTCTAGTGTAGTACTGTGAGTTAACTTCACTAGTAGTATCAACGATACCATTGCTGTCTAACTCTTTAGCGATTGCAGCACTCCAGTGTTGAGTAGTATCAGCATTTCTGATAAGCATATCGAGTACTTCGAGGTCAATTTCCATTGAAATATATTCAGAAAGAATAGACGTTAATTCTGCTTCAGCATCAATGCTGTGGTAAGCATTTAAATCCTGAGCGAATTCTGGTGTCCATTGAGCCTTTAACTTACGAGTTTTCGCAGTTACTGTTTCACTTCTTAACTGAACATTGATTTCTGGGATATCCATAGTGGATACTGAACCATTAGCAGCGAATCCTGAAGAAACACCTGATACTCCTTCCTCAAAGTCACCTCTGTCGTCGAGGTTATCCGGACCTTTCTGGTAAAGAACCTTAACTGTATCGTTAGTAGCGATATCATTTGAAGATGAAACAACAAAAGTGATTTGTGTTCCAGCAGCATTCATTGTAGTAAACTCGTGGAATACAGTGTCGACTTTTGAAGAGCTGATAGTAAAGGCTCTAATACCTTCTACATCTACATCATCTAAATCAGCAACCTGTACTGTAAGAGTGTTGTAAGTGAATGAACCTGTTTGGTTTAAGAATTCACCGTTAAAATTAACATCAGCGGCAGTAATTGAACCTGTGATAAACTCATCGGTACCGATGGCATCTTTCTTAGTAAACTCCTGAGAGTTTTCATTGATTGAGTAACCATATCTACCAGCACCATATAAACCAGAACCAGGTTGTCCTGAAGCAGGAACTGTGTTAGTTTTTAAGTCAGAAGCAGCACCATATAAGCTATCACCGCTAGCCTGGAGTCTGTTGTTTGATGCACCAGGCTGGTTAGTACCATACTGGAAATCTAAGTAGAAGATAAGGCCTGAAGGTAAGTTCATTGGCTGAACAGACACGAGGTCTTTAGCAACGATCTCACCAAATACTCTTCTTACAAGGGGAAGAGCAACACCAGCCCAAGCTTCACTGTTTGCACCGTTAGTAATGCTAGTAGCAGTACCTGTTGAGCTAGCCTCATTGACTAACTGTCTGGCTTGGTTCTCAAGGAGAACAGCCATGTTTGCTTTTTCGCTCTCGTGGCCATCAAGACCTTCTAAGAGACCGGACTTTTCCCACTTGCCAGCCAACTTAGCAGCTTCATTCTGCTGGTGTTGGAGCGGGGAAGCGCCCTCTAATAATGTATTAACATTCATGTTTTCTAAAATTATTTGTTAATGTTTGCAAGTTTTTGGAATCTTGACACTGTCTCGTCAACGGATTCCGTTATAACCTTTTGTGGAGCAACACCTGAAGCTTTAGAAGCACGTCCTAAACCTTCTTTAATTGCTCTTTTTTCTACACCAGTAAAGGCAAATGACTCTTGAAGAGTTTCAAATACCAATTTAGCTTCACCAGTTGTAGAAGATTTGTCTAATGCATCAACTACTTTAACCTTTTGGGCCTCAGTAAGTGCATTAGCTCTAAATAGTTTGTTGCAGTAGAGGAGTTTACTGTTTAAAAGATTCATTTCAGAGATGGTTTCTTTAAGAGAAGCAACAGTGGCAAGGGCTTCTTCAAGGTCTTTTTCAACCTTTTTCTTACCTTCTTCCATGTCTTTTTCTTTTTTCTTACCTTCATCCACATCCTTATCGTCTTTTTTACCTTCTTCAAGGTCAGCTTCGATTTCAGCGATTAAAGCATCAATATCAATTGATTCTTCAACGTTTTCAGAAGTTCTAGCGGTAGCAGCACCTGATGCAGCAGCGGCGAATGCTTTAGCTGCTTTCATAGCTGCCATAAATTGTTCGTCGTCTTTTAACTCAGGATTGGCTTCAAGTTGTTTTTGGTAAGAAGCATATACGTCAGCAGGGAAGCCTATAAAGCTTTTACCTAAACCTTTAGCAACGCCTAATACCTTATCAGCAATACCTTCGTCAAGATCTTCGTCTTTTTTACCTTCCTTCATGTCATCATCGTCCTTTTTGCCTTCTTTCATGTCATCATCTTCATCGTATGACATTTCTTCAAGCTCAGCCATGAGTTCATCAAGATTGATTTCTTCGTCGACGTCGTCTTCTTCGTAAGACATCTCATCTACTTTGTCGTCCTCATCATAAGACATACCTTCGTCGGTAGCTTCCGCTTCCTCCTCAATGTACTCTTCTTCGAGTTCAACATCTTCTTCGATCTCTTCTGCTAATTTAGCAGAGAGCATGTTTTTGATTTTAGAGTCGAACGCTTCTTCTAATGCCATTTTAGCATTTTGCAAAGCGACTTCTCTAACAGCTTTCGCGTCAGCGATTGCTTCTTTTAATAATTCAGCCATTTTTTAAATTGTTTTTTAGGCCTCCAGTAAATAAAATACGGGAAATAGAGATTTTAGTATCTCTAATAGGGATTTGTTTTAAAATCCAGGGACGTCATTTTAATATGACGTATGCTTTTTCTGGAAATAAATATGAAAAAGATTTGGAAACCAAAAAGATTTATCGTATCTTTAGGAAAAACTATTTATACTATGATTGTTTTAGTAGCACAATACCTTTTAGTGGGAGTAATAATCGCATTCTTCCTTGAATTAATTATTCGTTGGACTGATCAAGAAGTTGGTCATTTAGAACGTATCCAAATGATTGTAGCATGGCCCATAATGGCTATAATTTTTGTGTATAATTTTATTAAAGGGATGTTTAGTTAACATTTACACATCCCTGTATTATCACAGATAATATCACGAATAATATTATGAACGTTATTATAATCCTTAGTAGGGTATTCTATACCTTCTTTTAGTTGTTGGGGGGTTAATGTAGCCCCGGGGGTTGATGGAGTAGATACTAGGTCAAAACATAGTAAATCAAAATCTTCTTGTACCATTAATACTCCATCTGAGTTTTCTTCAACTGAACCCATTCCGCGCGACGAAATACCAACTGGCACACCCGCTTGGAATAATGATTTAGCAATATTACCTGCTGGGGTAGGAAGGATTTCTATCTGGCCGTGTACGTCATTTCCATTCCACCAACATTTATTAATTTTATGGGATACGTTATTTAAGTTAATAACGGATGAATCAGGGTGGTCTAGTTCACCTAAGGCATTATTTTGTTTGACAGGGCCTTCAGCATATTTTTTCATTTCCCTTTCAAGGATAGTTCTTTCATAGATACGACCATTATGGTTTTTAACACCTGCTCTTTGGATGATGCCCTCTACAATAAGTGGACCACCTGATTTAATTGATGATTCTACTAATAATCTATCAACTTTTAATGGGATAATATCTATTATTAAATTACTCATCTTCCTTGTCCTCTATTTAATTTTCTATAGTTTTTAGAATTTTTATGGTTACTATGCTTAGTTTTAGCATGGATACCAGGTCTATTTACTTTACTATTGCTTTTTTCAAAATCAAATGCGTTAATTTTTCTTGCCATAACTTTATTTTTTTACGGGTATATATCCGAGGCGCTTAGATTGTTCAAGACCTCTATTTTTTTTATTTCTTTTACCTCTAAAGGCATTAGGTGTAGCATAAGCTTCGCCAGCACCAGCAGTAAAACTAGCACCAGTACCTGTAGTTGAGGCTTCTGATAATTCGTTTTGGATAAGCTCACGAATAATAGATCTAAGTTCTTCTATACTCATTTTTGTACAGATTTTAGTTCATTAACTAATGAATAATAATTCAATAAATTAATTACATTATCATCATGTACAGATGATTTTTTACAAAGAGGTTTAATCATATTTTTAACCTCTGTTAGTTTGATTTTAGTAACTTGATCGGTATTTTGAGCGAGGGTTTCTAACTCTGCTTTAACGGTTTCTATTTCCTTATTTAAAAAAGCTTTAAGTTTAGGACTATTAGAAACATTATAAACATATTCTTTTAATAAATGTCTTTGGTTATCTGCTAACCCAGAATATTTTTCATTAAATTTTTCCATTAACATTTTATATGTTAATGCCCTAGTTTCTTTGTCAAATTTTTCATATTCTTCCATAACCATTTCTTTTTTAGGTTTATTAGGAAGATTTTTATTAGTGATATGTTCTAATATAGCTACTTTAGAGTCTACTATAGACATAGGGTTGGCATTTTTATTCTCTAATAAATTATATACACTAGCATATATTTTATAATTAGGAATTTTAGCCTTAAAAAAGTCTTCTATATTGTACGTATCCTTTATTTCTCTAACGAGATTGTATCTTTCTCTTCTTAATGAAGATTTATTTAACTTAGAATGAGCACTAATAAGGGTTTCAAGTAACACAGTAGCGCTTGCTTCTTTATCAAATCTCTTATTGAGGAGGGCATGATATATTTGATACTCTTTTAATAAATTGGAGTTTTGCCCGAAAAATTTTTTTAAGATACCTACAGCCTTTGGAGATGTATTAGAAATTGTTTCAGACGTAATTTGTCTAGTTAACAATTCAAATAATATCCCAGTATTTTTGTACTTGGAGTGCTTAGGTTTCATGCAATAAATATATTTATTCCTATATAAATATGTAAGGAGTTCTGAGGATTACTCTTTTATAATATTTTCTTCGTCTAATAAAGAAGTTTTATTTTCTTCGTTTAATACTTGTTTACCTTTTAATCTTTTAAACGATAATTTTTTAAGTATTCTACTATTTTCTTCTAAAGCGAATGTAGAAACATTATTAGTCCTATTAGGAGTGTCGTCTGCTGTTAATCCAGCTTTACCTAAAGGATCTCTACCCATATTAGCCTGATCTGTATCATAACGGCTTAATTTTATTGGGGGACGACCTGGTTCATTTTCATCGTATCCATCAGGGATATCTTTAATGGTTTTATCTCTTTTAGTAGAATATAAATTAGCTAAGTCATGAGGAGTACCATATGATTCACCTGATTCTATAGGATCATTACCTTCATTTTCTATTTGATTAAGTCTAAATATATGAGCTGCATCATCTAAAGCTTTATTACGTTCATATTCAATTTCTTGATCTGAAAGGTTAAATATATTTTTATAAATAAAGTCCGAGGATAATATTTTTTTATCAGTAATTGAGTTAGCTAATGATACCTTGTCAGTATATAGTTGGGTTTTTTCCTGTTCAAATACAATTGATGGGCCTGTTAGTTCTAATTCAAAGTCTACTAGGTCTGAATCGGTAAATCCTTGGGTATATAAGTGTACTAAAGCGATTTTATGTAATTCTGAGACTATAGTTCTTTGTAAACGTTCAATTGTGCGAGCAAAACGGATATCCATAGCAGCTAATGTTGATTTACCTTCAAGATTTTCATCATATCCTAAAAACGCTTTAGGAATTTTAAGAGCTGCTAACATTCGATTCTTTAAATATTCAATATCAGTTGTACCATCATAATCAAGACCTTTTGTTGTTTCAATTTTAGTTGATGCATCATTACCTCTAACTGGGATATAAAAATCCTCAGTCATATTTTGAATATTAAATTTTAAGTTATAATCACCCGTATTTTGATCTACGTATGGAGTTTTTTTCATTTTAGAAACAGTGCGTTCCATAAATTGATCAATTTCATTAGGAGGAATACCACCTACATTCATGTAAAAAATTCTTTTTTCCGGGGCACGCATAATTCTGTGAATAAGCATCGCATCCTCCATCAAAATTAATTGTTTAAATACTTTACGAGCGGGTTCTAGATATGAACGACCATAAGGAAGATAGGAAGCATCTGATAATAATCTAAAGTGCGCTACCTCGTAGTTTTCGAGTTTCATTTGGTCACTTCTTCTAGCACTGTAAGTGTTAGATTGTGATAGTCCATTAGGGTCTAATATAAATTGAACATAACTTGGGTTTTCAGGGTCCATACCCTCTTCTCTTACTACTTGATATACAGAAAGTGGTAAAACATTATAAATACCAAATTTTTCTGAGATTTGCAAATGTAAGTAAAAATCTCCATACTTACACATTTGGCGAACCCAAGAAGGTAAATTAAATTCTACATTTAATACATCATAAAATAAATTATGGAGTACACGTTTAACGTTTTCATTAGATGATTTAATTGTTAAAACATCCCCATATTCATTTTTAAGAGTTGCTTCTTCAGAAATAATATCAAGTGCAGGAGCAATCAATGAATCATAATCCATAGCTTCATAGTCGCTATAAAGCTGGAGACGCATAGATGAGTAGTTAAGTGTTGGGTTGTACTGTAAAGAGGAACCTACAGGTCTATGTAATCTTGTAAATCTATCATATAGTGAATTGGATTCTAAGTTACCGTATTTTTGAATACGATCAACATCCATCACTTTTAATTGTTTTCCTCCGACATTTCTTATGATAACATCGTTAGAAAATAATCGTCTTAATCTTGTAAATAAGCTAGTATCTGCCATATTTATTGTTTATTGTGTGTGTATAAATATTTAACCTAGAAGCCAAGACAAATCTTCATCTTTTCCTCCTACTTTCATTTTATAAGCCTGTTTAGGGTCATTAATTTGTGTTGTACTAAAGAAAGGATTATAATTGGCTTTTGATGTATTTGCAAGCATAGCTTTAGTTAAATCAACTCCGTGTTGAGCAAATTTTAATGCAGTATCTCGCACGTAACACGCAGTAGCTATAGACATAATTAGGTCATCATTATAGCCGGTTTGGGCTTCTGGTCGGCCATTTTTCCATACAAATGTTCTTAATTCATCTAATGTACGTCTTGATTGAATTTGTATACTTTGTTCTTTAATATATGCATCTAATTTAGCAATAGTTAATGGTCTGGTCCTAAGTGACATAGTAAACCCAGGTACCATTTTTGATTTATCTATTAAATCATATCCCTTAGCGATGTATGCTTCAGCATCACGAGTAAATTTTTCATCTTTAGGGCTATAATACAAATTTTCATAACCCATGTCAATTACTTCTTGTATAGCAGCCCAACCAATATTTGCATTTTCAATTACAAGTAATGCTTTATTATATTCATTTGCTATATTGTATAATATTCGACCAAAATCTTTAGTTGGTACTTGGTCTTTAAATTCAGCCACTTGTGTGCAATTTTCAATATCTATAATATGAAATGCTGAATAGTCTTTAGAGTCACCTCTAGCTACATCAGCTACAACCATATATTGTCTTGTATAATCTGGGTATTCCCAAACCCATAAGCTACTGTTCATGCCACGCTTTTCTAGTGGGTCTTTTAACATTGTAGCTTCTATATGGTTTAATATTTCAGGAGGGAATACAGTATCACCGGATGTTGTAAAATCACAATCACATTCTTGTGCCGCCATTCTATCCCCTAATTCATCATCTTGTTTATCTCTCCATTCTTGATTTCGTTCTGGGTGTACAGTCCAAGGTAATCTAATAGGTGTAAAGCCACTAGTACCGTCTTGTGCTTTAGCCCATTGTCTATGAAACCAATTACCAGTACCATTAGGAGTAGATAGTATAATTGCTCTACCACCAGTGGCAAGTGTTTGTTGAGCTGAGCCCCAGATCTCTTCAATTCTATTTTCTTCGATAAACGCCGCCTCGTCAATTACTAGAAGCGAAATTGCTTCTGATCTACCAGCATCACCTGCTGCAGATACTGCTTTAATTTGAGATCCATTTTTAAGTCGCAGTGACAGTCGGTTATTTTCTACCGTAGGTAATTTTAACCAACTAGGTAACTGATCGTACATAAATCGTACTCCT